GGCTTGGCGGTTTCCAAGCACTCATCATACCAGCCCAACACTTGCTCGATTGGGTATTGGTTAAGGTTAGTCTTTGTGATTCTATAAAACTCCTCGACATCTTTCTTGTTCATCCATAGCCCAGAAATTACTGCTGTGCCTTGCACCGATACGCCACCCCTTGCATCTAGGTTCATCCTATGGCGGCCTATGCGGTCTGGATGATTCTCAATACTAAATAGCTTGTCCGTGTGGATACATTGAGTCGAGCCATCGCCAGTTCCCCCGCCGATCTCTAGGCCGATACCAAGCCCCTTCGTATATTTTGCAAGAGCCTGCCCAAATGAATCGTTGATGGTTACTTCTTGCATTTTATTATTTGCTCCAAAGCCTTTCGAATAACATATCCAATCACGGCCTCCTTATCGTGCCTCAAGGCAATCATCCCGGCTTTGTATAAGTCCCTCTCGGCCTTCTCGTCATAGCTAACATCCACTTCAACCATCGGCGGGACTGGTCGAGCCTTGCCAAACCGAATAATTCCATCTTTACGATTGCCAGTTTTGGCTTTTGCGTTTTTCATAGATGCCTTTCCCTTTTTCATAAAACTCTGGCTTGTTATGGTTCTTTAATTGCTCGTCTGGTGTTCCACCGCCAAACATAGGATTCTCGTGCCTGAATACCAAGTCCCTAGCCTCAACAACGCAATCATCAGCATAAGCTCTTTCCGTGAACTCGTTGTCGCTGTAAATGCCATCTGACTCTTGGTAATCTGGGTGAAACATATACCCGCCCTGCTTCCGTAGCCTCTTTTGCGTCAGGATGGCCATACAAAGGAGTTTATCCGTTCGGAGGCCATCTGATACTGCCAGTACCCTTTCGGCCTCTAGGTTGTCGATTCTGCTCAAAATTAGGGCATCCCAGTATCTAGGCGGAGACCAATCATCGCTCATTTGCACAATAACCTCACTTTTAGCCATCTTTGCCCCTTCGTTCCAAGCATTGATAATTCCACCCGGATTCACCCTTTTTGCATCGTGTGGCGTATAATCCACCTTTTCATCGTGATCTACCATAAACAACCACTCAACTGCCAAGGGGTCTTTAGCTAAAGCCAGCCACTGCATCTTCCTTTGGAACGCCAAGTTTGGCCGCCCCTTTGTTGCGTGAATAATGCTTATCTTTGGCTTGGGATACATATTCATTAGCTTGGCTACTTCCTCTTTTTGGTTGTAGCAGAGAGAGGCCATTCGGTATCCATCGAGGGCTTGCCAATCGTAGATTGCGTGGACTTGATTCCAGTAGTGAAGATTCGGCCTTGGCATCGCCATACAAGCCCTTCCAGAGTGCCAAGCCTTCGGCCAATCGCCCCTCGCAGAATATTCAGCCATCAAATAAAAATAGGCTTCTCTGCGAATAGGATTGACCGCAATCGCTTCTCCCAAATACCTGAATCGCTTCTCGTTGGGCGAGCATCTTCCAAGGTTACAAAGAAGCTCGTATTTCAAGGTTTCGTCTAGGTCTGGGAATGCTAATGCCCTTTCCCCGACTTCAATCGCCTTATCAATTTGCCCTCGCAAGAAAAACTCTTGGTGCTGGTAATAAAGATGAAATGGGGTGGAAGTTAATTCATCTGCTAGGATGCGATGGTTTCTATCTGCCGAATCTGCCTTACTAGTAATCGGGCGATGAATCCGAAACACTTTATCAATGGCTAATAATTTGTTCCTGTCGTTCGGCTCAAGAGCTTCGTGAACTCGATTCTTCCAACGACCGCATCCCTTCTTCAAAGCCATCTCACGAATAGGATTTAGGCCAGCGTTCTCAACTAGATATCTAAAGCAAACAATTTCAGCCCCAACTTTTTCCGCTTGTTCTAGCCCTTCCTCTAAAACCTTCTCCCCATCCTCTGCCATAATATCGTCTGCATCTACCCAAATAGACCACTCGTTCTTACAAGCATCTAGGGCTGTATTTCTAGCAGAAGCAAAATCGTCTATATGAGGCCAATCAGTTTTCTTATTTTTGTAGTGAATGACTTTAGCCCCAAGCGAAAGAGCGATCTCTTCTGTCTTGTCTGGCGTAACTGACCCCCTAGCCATACATACAATAACTTCCTCTGCGATGGGCTTAAATGATTCAATGACTCGCTTAATGTGGGCTTCTTCATTTCCAGCGATGAGATAAAGGGAAATAGGGAATTTCATTTAGACTAGGATTTCTAACTGCTAGAGGATGTCAATTTATTGCTTTTAGTTATTCAATAAATCTCATATTTAGCATTAAGATACTCTTCAATTTGCTGTATTTCTGCTGTTGTCGGCACTCTGTTGTATACAATAATTTCGGATATATATACATTAGCTGGCTGACCAGCACTTGAATCGTTGCCAAGATAGGCCGCCGATCTTGATGTAAACCCTCCTCCTTCTGTGCTACTTACAATTTCTTCGCCGTCTCTACGCAATTTATAAGTAGCTCCATCATCAGATAAAGTTGCAATTATTGCCGCAGTTTCAGTTGGGATTGTTTCACCAGAAGAAGAGCTTCCTCCAAAATAACTTCCCCATTGAGTGCCATCAATAGCACTATAAAGACTCCCACCAGTTGCCTCAAAAATTGCGGCGTATTGCTCTGCTTGTGTTCCGAGGGTTTGAATTACAGCATAGATTGTTTTGGCTGTTACAATATTGTTCCCCGAAAGACTGCCTCCATCAAATAAAATTGCTGGATTAGAGCCTATAATGTTATCTGATTTTATAACAGTGCTAAATGCTGGTGTAAAATTATTCCCATTACCACTCTGATCTGCCCAAGATGTTACATCGGAGCCAGAGAGAGTAATACCGACATCAGCCTTGAGCCAGAGAGATAAGCCAGATTCAGGAATCGCAGAACCTCCACCAGAACTAGCCACAACTGCCGTTCTGCTACTACTTAACGACATTCCGTATCGGTATTGTGGCATATATGATTAAGGAGTTGTACTGATTAAGAGTGTGCCAGATACAACTAAATCATTTTGCGAATTAACCCATCCAGTTGTCGGAAGTGATGTTGATGGAGCAGTATTTGTTGCTACTAAAGCTCCTGCTGGATTCCCATCTTGAACTGCGTATGTATAAAAAAACCAAGTTCCACCAGAATTGGTTACAAATCCAACATCGTCTACGTCGTCCCAATATCCAGATGAAAACAATGTATATGGACTTTTTAAAATCCCGCCTTGGAAATTCGCACCATCCTCAAAAGTTAATCCAGAAACATATATTGTTGGTGCGGTAAGTGAAATCCCGCTAGGTGCGGCTCCACCAGAACTGGCAACGACTGGTGTTCTGCTACCGCATACGGAAGCACCGTAGCCGTAACGAGCCATACTAATCCCCGATTGCTAGGACTACGCCAGAATGGATTCTAAAATTGGAAACATCCCCAGCAATATAAGCACCGGCAGGGATTGTTGTTGCACTTGCCAAGGTTGAGTTTGCAATCGCACTCATTCCTGTCACGGTAGATGTAATTGAGAAGAACTTGGTTTCTGTGATAGCTACTAGGCCAGCGAATGTGCCAGTAACCGAGCTTGCGGTTGTGGTTACATACTGTGTGCCGGGTCTAGCGGCGTGTGAAATCTGGTCGTAATAAGGTTCGGAATTTGAAAGGTCTGCCATAGTTTTATTGTCCTTGTGTCAAAAAAGAAAAAGGAGGAGCAAGGTTTCCCCTGCTCCCCCTTCTTCGGAGGAAACAACCAACCAATCTTTAGCTGTAGGTCGTGGTGATACGAACAGCGGCGTTCGCATCAATGACTTTCTCCGCAGTGTTCATACGAACACGGAGAACATTGGAGCGACGAGCTTCGTCACGATAGCTCTCGGAAACGAAACCACCGGGAGCATCTTCCGACCAGACCAAGGTGCGTCCGATACCGCCAGCGGTGAACTGACCGCTAGAGACATTGGCGACAACAATCTTGGTGTCGGGAACAATGAACGAGCCAGAGTAGCTCTTGTTCTTGTTCGCAGTGTTGTAAGCCGCACGGCCAACATAGACTTTGTCTACGCCGAACGCTTGAGCGATCTGGGCTTCATCGAGGAGACGGCCACCAGTGTTGGAAACAACTCCGTAGAATTGATTCTGCAAGAGGGTCGTCCGACGAACCCGCTCGTACACATTGGCAGACATAATCACCGCATTGGCTTCGTAACCGAGCTTATTCAAGGCGAGCTTGCCAGCCGCAACGTCCGCAGGGGCGTTGATGGTCGCAAGGTTAGCTTCGGTGTAGTTAGCCGTAGGGCTCAAGTCAGCCGTGGTGAAGGGGGTCGTTGTCGCCCAGAGCAAGTCAGCCACCCGCTTTTCGTGGGAGAGCTTGACCTGACGGAGCAAGAACTTCGCTGTTTCGGCTTCGATTTGGAAGAAGCGGTTAGCATCAGCACGGAAAGAATCGTCCAACAACTCTTCCAAGCCAGTCTCGATACAATCGTAGGTATCAGAGGTGAATTTCCGAATCGCACGAGCGTATTCAGAACCAGCAGTACGCTTGGCCGCATCAGCGTCCAAGAGGCTTGCGTCAGCCGTCTGTACTTTTAGGTAAACACCGCTCTTTGCCGATACTGGCAATAGAGGCAGAACTTCCGCACCGATCAAACCGATCTCGGCGGGGGCTTCGATGAGGGCTTGGTTAATGTCTGCACGAATGGTGGCAGAACCACCGCTAGAAATAAAACTCATTTTATATTATTCTTTCTTTTGTTTATTGTTTCGTTGTTTAGAACATCGGAACTGCGACTTCGACAACCGCACCACTTGATGTGGCCGCTTCGAGGGCGATTCCAGCCGTCACGAGGTTAGCCGCAAGTGTGGTAACCAAACCAGACGCATCAAATTTCAAGGTGTCGCCAACTGCACACACGCCAGAAACCGTGGTTAGGAAGGTCGGGTGGAACAATTTCACGGAAACGAATCCGGCCGCCGCAACATCTTCTTGAGTTACGCCGATAGCTTTGGTTGCACCAGTTACCGCTACGTTTACGAAGCCAGCCGTGGTGGTGTCAGGCTGAACGAATCGGAATGCCGAAATGGCAGAGGCCGAACCGAACGTGCGAAAATTACCATCAATTTGAGTAGACATTTTCTTTTATCCTTTGGTTTAGAGTTTGGTAATACCACGAGACAGAGCCTCGCTATATTCCTTGGGGTTTGAGAGCATCACGGCTTGCATAGCCTTGAGCTTTGAAGTTCCGTAATCGGCGTGAGCCGCCACAAGAGCTTCAAAAGTTTTTGGTTCAACCTTCGCAGGGGCTTCGACCACTGGCGAGGCAGAGATCGGCTTAATGCCAAACTCGGTGAGAACTTTCTTCACAACTTCGCTCATCTCTTCCTTTTTATCTTCGGAGGGCTCAACCTCGACGGAGACTTCGGGAGCGGGGGCGGGAGTCTCGGAGGGCTTCTCGGAGGCCATCTCCTCTTTTTTCACTTCTTCTTTGGGTTTCATCGAATCTTCAATGGCCGCCAAGCGAACCTTGATGTCCTCGATATCTTTCATATAATTGTTTTCCATATTTGTTTTGTCCTTTTTGTCAAGTGGAGATTGCTCCACGGCTTCTTTCGTTGTTGCTGGGATGGTCTTGCCTCCGCTAATGTAGCCGAGTTTTTCTTCTGCTTTCACACAAGAACCCGGTTCGTAGGCTTTTACTCCCTTTGCTGGTTCGTATCCTTCCCAGCACCTAAACTCTTTCACCTTCTCCATAAACTTTAGAACTTCCTCGAACAAACCATTCGTGGCCGCAGGGGAGGAAACTAGGTCAGCAGAGGCGATGCTCTGGGGACGAATGTAATCCTTGCCATTGATTGTTTCTGACTCATTCACGAAAGCTAGGGAAACCCCAAACTGGTCAGGGGCTTCCGATGCCATCTCTTTGATAAGGCCGTAGTGGGGGGAGTTACGGAGCAAGCGGAGGTCGGCTACTAGCTTATTCCCATCAATCCGGGGATTCCTTGCAAATCCGACGACGGCCTCAAGACCAGAGCCGTGGTTCATCTTAACCTTAACGCCGTTCCTTGCACCCTTCATAAGTTTTAGGGCGGTCTCTAGGCTGGTCTTATCCACAAAAAGGTAGTGTCCTTTAGCCTCTCCCACCTCCAAAATTGAAACTCCGCCTAGCTCCATTTCCTCCATCTCCTCGTCCCGATAGGTCGAATAGGCAACTGCCGCTCTTTGCGTCTCATCTGGAAACTTGGATACTGCTTCTTCGTCTCCCATAAAGCGGGATACAAAGTCTTGCTCTGATTCGTCTGCGGAAGGTAGGGGTAGGGGCATAAGGTTAATCCTTCTTGTCAATTTGCTCGTCTGGAACTGACTTGTCTTTTATGCCATAAAGACCCTTTATATATATTTGCATCGCCTCTCTGTATTTTTCTTCGTCGAAGTCTTTTTGTGGTATCATCATTTTAGTTCTGGCCCTTTGTATTTTTTGTAAAGACTATAAACATTTTTAGAGTATTTTTTCCCAGAAACGTGACCAGCAAATGTTTCAGCCACAAATTCAAATGGGTCTTTTTGTGCATATTGGCTTACTTCGCCAGCGATAGACGCACTTCTTTCGGCTTCACGCCCCTGACCAAATCCCTTTGAAAATTCAACAGACTCTTCATACGATATATTATTTGTATGTGCATTGTGGCCGTACTCGTGGGCAAAAAGATCGGTTGATGTGAACCATCCTTTTTCGGCATCTTGAGCTAGGTTCTCCCTCATAGAGCTTGAATTAAAGTTCTTGCTGTAGATAATCTGATTTTTAAGAGTTCCCTCTTCTTGGTGTGCTACTGCGTATGATCCAGCAAATGCTGACCCATAGCGAGCCTCAATATCGTCTGTAAAAATTTGATATGGGGGCGGGATTTTGTATCCTTTGATTTTTAGATTTTGCAAAGATTTGGAAATATCTTCAGCGGCCTCTTCATTTTCGGGTAATTCTACTCTTTCGATTCCCAAATCTTTTACAGATTGTGTTGCCTTTTCTCTTTTTGTTTTTGGAGTTGGAGGCTCTGGTTTCTGGGGGGGGAGCAGGGGCGGAGTTGTATCTTTCTGTTTTTTGGGTTTTTGCTTTTTGCCTTGTGACGTTGGCCTTTTGTAGTCCTTTGGAATCTTGCCTCCGGGTCTTGTTGGTTCATAGCCTCCCTTAATCTTTGGCCTTCCATAGCCTACTGCACATACATTATTTGACCCGAAAGTCCCGCCTGAATCTTGCCCACAATCTCTGCCTGCTACAAATTCAGTTTCTTTTTTTTTGTCTGTGATCGGCCCGCCAGAAATCCACGCATCGCAAGTTCTTTTTGCGGCACACTTAAAATCAAAAATCTCGCAATATCCAAGGTTGCCAGCTTGAGCGACCTCGTTCGCATCCTTGCCAATTCCCTTTTTGATACATCCAAGAATCTTGCTTGTTTGACTAAAAGCCGCACAATTTCCACATCGCATTGTTTTGGCTGTGGCCACATCCCCTTGAAATTCGTCTGCTTTGGCTTTCCAATATAGGTCGTTAGGCTGACCGGGATTGCTCGGGCCGTAGTTTGCGACATTCACCGCTGTCTGTCGGTTCTTTAGGTTTACCCTAATATCTTGAGTTGCTATTGGGCAAGCCTCTGGTTCTGCTAATTCTTTGTTGTCCCTAGCCTCCAT